TAATAGTTTCTTTAACATCGTTAAATATATTCTTAACTGCTTTAAACGGAGCAGTAATTATGTCCCCTATTTTTTTAAAGGGTGCTAGTATTCCATCTTTTAATTTCTTTGCAACATCAGTCAGGGCATCAATGGGTTTTTTAAACAGTTTTTCTGATATCCCACTTTTAGCTATGTTTACAACTACTTCTTTATTTGACAGTGCTAGTCGTGCGCCTTCAATACCCTCTTGAATTTTAATAAGTATTTCACCCGCACGAACATTAGCAATAGCAGCAGGAACCAAGAAACCTTTTACATCGGCTTTAACCTCCGCAATAAGTTCTTGCAATACAGAAAAATTACCCCCACCTTCTGAAGTCGAAGTCTCTTGTAGAGCTCTTATTTCTTCAGTGAGTTTCATTATTGCTTTTGTATTGTTTGTAACTGCCATTTTATCCCTGCTGTTTAAGTCTGCTTTCTTCCTCTTTTAAGTAGTCAATAAGTAGTGATACATATATTTCTCTTTCCCAAGGTAGCATATCATCTAACTCACTCAAACGGTAATTGTGATGTTGCATCATAGCAAAATTAGTTTGATAGTAGTTAGGTAAACTATCATGGCAAAGACTTATGTAAAAAAATTGGTAAGACCCTCCACTATATGTGTTTTTGTTTTTCCGCACGTACTACAATCATAAACGATTTCGTGAGAAAGTTTAGGTTGGTTTGTAATAAAGTCTTCTACTTTACCCATTGTCTTACGATCTAAAGAGTCAATAAACTCATAAAGCTCTTGTTGATCTACATCTTCGATAGGATAAACATTTTCTGCGTCGTAAATTGACTCGATTATGTTTGACAATACTGAGTTGATATCATTCTCATCAATTGATGCTACACTAGAGAAAGAGATAGGTCTTAGTTTCATTCCTACGGTATCAGTAATCTGAATAGTTTCTTCGGGTTTTACATCTGGATACTGTACTTGAATGTCGTCAATGTTTACTTCAATGTCAGTTGGGGTGGGATTTTCACTACAATTGCAGGTTGCCTGTAGTGCAATGGTTTCACCTACACTCTTACCTCTAATCTGTAGGAATAAGTACTCTACATCATAGGGAGTAAGTTTTGAGATTGTAGTTTTTCCAAACGTGCAAGAATCAATAATATCGGTTATTGCACTAATCACTTGTTTTTCATCGTTTGACTCTTGAGCCAAAAGAAGAATTTTTTCCTCTTTAACGAGGAATGGTCTGTATTCTACCGCAGCTCCAGTTGAAGGAATAGCTGTGGTATATTTCGGTGTTTCTATCTTTGGTAATGCCATAATGTCTCCATAGTTTAATTAAACAATCTTCCAAAAAATCTACTTACTGTTCCGCCAACCGCACCAAATACTCTTTCGAGAGTCGGTTGAGCAGTATTTGTAATTACGCCTCTTGCAACATCTTTGATCGGCTGTGGTATTGTTTTCTCTACCTGTGACGCAATAGACTGTATTGGTTTTTCAACCACGTAGTCTTCATACGTCATGCTAACTGTTAGTTTGGCTACCGAATCGGTTTCGGTATGAGAAAGTGAAATATCGTTCATTGTAATCGGGAAAGCGTTTTTAAGTCTTACACCATACACAGGTGTTAATCTACCTTGACTACTCATTAATTGTTGAATAATAACATCAGTAGCGTATTCGGTTCTATAAGAAAGTCTATATGTTTTCTGAGGAATAACTAGGTTAATCCATTTATCAAAAAGATGTTTAATAAAATAATCGTTAGTTAAGTTAAACGTAAAATCAACATCGTTATTAATGTATCCGTTAGGAAGCTTGATTGTCTGTCTGTAGTCTGAATATTCAGTTGTGTTTATCTGTTTGCCAGGTATAGTACAAGATTCACAAATCAATGCTAAGTCTCTTGGATCGTTAATTAGGTTCTCAACACCTAGTTCGTTTCCAGATAAAATACGGCCACCGATTTGTTCTAGGTCTAAGTTTATAAAAGAGGCCTTAGGTGCTTGCATAAAAATAGCAAACATGTGCGGTCGAGCTGGCCCCATCCGTTTATTAAAAACACCTTTGAGATTGTCAATCGGGTTTGGTGTAAGCTGACTTGTTATATTATTTACAAAACTCATATCATTTTCCTTGAATCTTTCCAAACTGTACTAGCAGAAGCTTTAGCAAAGTTCTCACTTGGTAAAAACAGTGTATAGTCCCACTCCGAAGATGGCACTTGTACAATTCGTGAATCAACATGATTCATTAGATAATGTTTGAAACAAGGTTTAAAAAATCTTGTCTTACTTGCTCCTTTTAACCTACCGTATGTAATTCTCAATCTTTCTGTCTTATCCGTACCCACCTTAAAATCCTGTAATGCATCAAACAGTCGAGCTCGTAAAATAGGTGGAAGGTAATGTAGATTCAATCCATAAAACCCACCCTTTGCCTTTTTTACCATCACGACTAAAGGGAATCTATCATAATATGGAAGTTCTTTCTTTCCCTTTGGATTATAATAAAACATATATACTCTGCCGGGAAGAAACCGTTTCACTAAACTATAGTCATCATCCTTTAAGAGTTGGCGACGATTAACTCTCTTCATGGATCGTAAGTTTTTACGAAACCACGCTAAACTGTCAGAGGTATTTTTCTGAACACCAGCTTTAAATGCTGCAGCTTGAACCTTATCTTTAAACGTCGCCATACATCTATTTATAAGAAAAACTAGACATATATTGTGGTGTTAGGCACCATTGCACGAGGTACAATCAAGAATCGTGTTCTAACGTACGTGTCTCCTTGAATCACTGGTTTAGATGCAGCAGTGAATCGTGCGTGGTAAAAAGCTTGAAACTTTGAGCCAGATGAAGGTAAGTCTCCATTGTTCTTTTTAAAATCTGATTTTATTTCGTAAATACCGTCACCCACTTCTTGAAGTTTCATTGCTCCAACGTGATACTCATCAACGTTTTCAATCCCTCTTGACTTTCCGAAGTCAATACCGTAGATTGCTTTTAATACTACAGATTTGTCTTTAACCGCTCTCGTATAAGAAGGCTGGTTCTTTGACATACCAACTTTACGAAAATCATTTGGGTTTTCATATCCATTTCTGGTTGAGTGATCTTTTGCAACTGCCTCAAGAAAGTTTTTAAGTTCTCTGTTTGAACGATATGCGTTTTGTGTTCCTTTGTCTGTTAAACCACCATACTGCTGTCCAAAAGATTTTAACTCACCACCGGCTGAAAACTTAGCACCTTTATGTGAGATAAACATTGTCATGTTTCCGTCTAAATCTTCAGCATGGAAGTCAGACTTTGGTGTGCCCGGTGTAGAAGCAAACTTAGCACACACAATCGGTTTAGTTAAACCTTTAACTCTTATAAAAATGTAGTTACACTTCTTCTTTAACTTAATATTTTGAAGTTGTTTGTTTAGATTTGCAAGTGCACGATCTTCGTCACGGACAGTAGAACCAGCACCTTTACCACCAAACTCGGGCGTTTTAAGAAACTCTTTGGGATATTTGATATCAACTAGTTTACTACCTAATCTCCCCTTGATCGGAACACCTCCAACTTTAAGTTTAGGTGTTAAAAAGATTTTAACTATCTTGTCGTATTCACTCTTACTGATAATAAATTGACCTTGATTAGTAGAAAACTCATCGCCGTCTTTGACCTTTTCAAGAAAGACTTCCATGCGATCAGGATTCTCTCGCATCTTTGGATGTCTCAACTCGCCCCATGTTGGTTCATTTGCCATGTCAGTTCCTATTTTTGAGTGGTGTCAATAGTTTTATTCCTGCAGCTTTTAAAGTATCTTCCGTCCAAATTTGAAACTCCCAACCCCGATCCTTACAATATTGATCGGCAGCTTCCCATTTTGACGTATTTTTAGCGTAAGTCATAACCTCTTTTAAATACTGCTTTGTTTTACGTTTTCTTTTTGGTTCTTTTGTTTGTGCTTTCGGTTTAATCTCAATAAGATAAGTCTTACCATTATCATATACAATTTTTACATCGATAAAGTATCTATGTCTTTTTCGATCTGTTGCACATATATATGGAATAACGACTTCCTCACTTGACCACTTTACGATCTTTGAGTTATCATCGACCCATTTAAAGACTTGTCTTTCCCATAGTGACCTAAAGAATACTTTCGTTGGATCACCTTCGTACTTTTGTTTGTTTTTCACTGAATAACGACCAGAGTATGCCATAATAATTATACCTTTTTTCTTATAAATAGTATTATTATTTAGGAGATTAATATGCCGTTTGGAGCAATCGGAAGAACAATAGGCGCAATTGGAAGTGGAGTTGCGGGTGCAGTCGGTAGAGTTGCGGGCTTTGCTTTAGACCAGATTCAAGAGTTAGGAACGACACTCGGCCCCCTAACCAATCTTTCTATCAACGAACCAACAGAAGGTTATAACGGGCCACTTGTTTTTCCTCACGCATTACGATCACTTGACCGTCCATTGATCTGTTTAACTGCGTTTATTAAGGAAGACGGAGCATTGGATATTCGTCACATATTTCTTCCAATACCTGCAGAACTTTCTTTTACAGATTCGGCAAACTATAACGAACTTAATTTGGGTGCAATTACAGGAGCAGCATTAGGTGCAGCACAAGCTGCAGGAGGTGGTGCTGGTGCCGCTTTAGATGCAGCCTCAAATACTGTTAATCAGCTCAAATCCTTGAAGGGTGAGAATGAGAGTCTTTCAAGTGTTGGTGCTGATGTACTACAGATAATTAAAGCAAACACAGAGACTGCTCAACAGGCTAGTCTATTATCAAGAACGATTGCAAATCCTAACACAAATGTAACTTTTTCTGGCCACGGAGTAAGGCAGTTTACTTTTAATTTTAAGATGATAGCAAAAGACCCCGAAGAGTCAAACACTATTATGAGAATCCATGAAAGATTTCGGCACTATACTTACGCTAATCTAAAAGACGATGAAAACAATCTTTTGTTGTCTTATCCTCCTACATGGCAGATACGTTTTATGGCTCCTAAATATACAGCCACGACTGTTACCGAACAGGCAAACGGTGTATCTCTTCAAGAGATAACACACATTCCTAGAATCTTCTCTTGTTATCTAACAAATGTATCAACTACGATTAACGGCGAAGGTAATATGTATTATCACGACAACGCACCGTTATCTGTAGATGTATCACTAACTTATCAGGAAACAAGAGCTCTTACTCGAAACGATATCCGAGATATGGAGAATGATAAACTTGGAAACAGAGGTATTGACGAGAATGGTAATCCAAGTATAAGAACACAAAGACAAGAAAGCGTTGATGACGCAGTAGGTAATAGATGACATTTTTCGATCAATTTCCAAAAAGAAACTATGATCTCAAAAGAGATGGCAATCTGATTGAGATTCAAGACATATTTCGCAATGTAGATGTCAATGAAGAATTAATTGATACAGTATCCGCCTATCAGTTTTACCAGATTAAAGATGGTGAGAGACCCGATCAGGCTGCACGTTCACTCTACAAAAATGTAAACTATTATTGGACATTTTTTATTGTGAACGATCATCTAAAAAAAGGTTTAGAAGCGTGGCCCAAGGGCTATCAAGAACTCACCGAATATATTGCCGAAGAATATACAAAGTACACAATTATAGAACTTAAACCAGAAGATTTCAGTAAAGTAACTGCAATAAGTGACTACTCAAATTTGAGTATCAACCGAACACTAATCGATTCACCGAAAGAGTCACAGGGCAAGATATTTAAAGTTGACCCCGAAACAAATCAGATTTGGATTTCATCGCCGTCTAATGATATCAGAGCTGCCTTTAGAGGTAGTAAACCAAATGTGCCATCTTTGCGAATTACTGATACATCTGATGGAGACACATTTAGTCCTAGTTTTAGTCCAAGCGATGGTTGGGAGTTTGGTTGGCAAGCAACAGCATACTACAAAGATAGTGCTGGAAACAGAATTGGAATCTACGATTCACCTAAGCCGGGTAGAGTTACTTACTTTGAATTTGAAGAGGAAGAAAACGAAAAACTACGTTCAATTAGAATTGTTAAGCCCGACCAAATCGGTGCGTTTGTTGACCTATACGAAACCTTGATTAATGAGTAAAAACTTACAG